CGGCGCGGTGTTATGTGGTGTCCATTCTGTGACCGTAGCCGACAGGACGAAGGCATGGAGCAATATTGTGAGGGATGCCATGCCAAGTTCGTGGAGGATGGGGTCGGGATGGCCACAGGAGCCACGGAGGGAGGCCCGCGGCGTCGTCGCCGTGTAGTCGATGCCGATGCCACCAACGCCACCGATGACGCGCCAGAGGAACCGGCAGAGGACGCCACAGAACCGGCCTGATGCGGTACTTCACGGACAAGGCGGTTGACCCGCCCATCACTCAGATGGAGTGTTATCGATGCGGCTCCGATAGGTTATCGCTGGCCCCGCTCTGGCCTTACGAGCGGGAATCCTACGCCGCTATCGAGATAGTGATGCGCCAGTGCCAGCATTGCGGCCTGGAGCAGAACCATTATGGTCACGATGAGATGCTGACGCCCACCGAAGCGGCGGAGCAAGCACCACCGTCGGCCACCTCGACCGGCCATATATGGTCGCCGAAACCCACATGATTCTGGAGGTTTTATGCCAGCGAAAGGCGGGAAGGTTATGGGCCGCGGAGGCGGCGGTTACGCGAAACCCAAAGGGCGCGTGAAGCCGGGCCGACCGAAGGATGGAAGATTACGCGAGAATAAGTCGAAGAAAACCGCCTAGAAATCTTTCGGAAAATTTGTTAGAACAAAAACTACCGCAACCCGGCGGGTACAAATAGGGGAGGATTCATGGTCACGGAGAACACGCAACCAACGGAAGACCTGGCGCAAACACCCCCAGCCGATGTCGGGACATCGACACCGGCGGAGCCTACACCAGCGGTTGAACGGACGTTCACGCAGGACGAAGTCAACCGGATGACGGCTCAAAGCCGACGCGAGGAACGTGGAAAGTTTGCCGATTATAGCGAACTGAAAGCGCGGGCCGCGAAGGCGGATGAGATGGAAGAAGCGCAACTGTCCGACGCCCAGAAATTGGAGGCCAGGGCCATCGAGGCCGAACGGAAGGCCGGAGAAGCCCAGGGGCAAATCGCTTCGGCGATGATAGCGTCGGAGGTCAAGGTGCGCGCCAGTGCCTTGGGAGTCATCGACCCGGATGCGGCATATCTACTCCTCGACCGGAGTAATGTCCGCTACGATGCCGACAACGGCGTCTCTGGTGTAGACGATGCCCTCACAAGTCTTCTGGAGGCGAAACCCTACCTCCGGTCGAACAACCGGACGCCGAACATCAACCCAGAATCGGGACAGCCGGTTACAACGGTTCGGCTATCGGTAGACCAGCGGGAAGCCGCGCGGTTGATGGGTTTGACCGATGAAGAATACGCACAAGGAATCTGATTTCTGAACTGCGGATAGAACGCATAAGGAGATAATTATGGCCGCGAATGGCTACGAATGGCGTTATAACGTAAGCGGAGGACGCCCGCTGATTCTTACATTTCTCATGAAGGATTCGGAGACTCTAACCAGGGGCGATGTTTTGAACATCGAATCTGGCGAAGTTGACCTGGCCGCGACCGGCGACACCGCGCTGGCGGGCATCTTCGTCGGCCCCGAAAACCCTGACGACGCGGTGGATGGAAAGCCCGGCACCGTGAGCGGGACGGACTCAACGACCCTGGTCAAAGTGATTGTGAACCCCGATGCCGTTTATGCCGACGCCAACGACACCAGCGCAAGGTTGGCCGGTGCGACGCTCGACATATCTGGCGCAACCGGGGCGCAAACGATGGCCGCATCCAGCAACACAGAATTCGTCGTTGTGGAACGGAAAAGGCAAGCATCGGACGAAACTCGCGCGATGATTTGCTCCTCCGCCCATTACCTGGCGAAAGCACAATAGGAGTACAAGATGCCTTTAACGAGTGGCAATTTTGCCGACCTGTTAAAGCCCGGCCTCAAGCGTGTCTTTGACATCGCTATGAGTCGCCCGCGGCCCATCATGGAGATGTTGTTCGGTGTCGAGAGTTCGACACGATACGAGGAACAATACCAGGGCATGGGCGCGATGGGCTTGGTTCCTCCCTTTGATGGGACGGTTCCCTACACTGATTTCGACGCTGGTTACCGCGTGGACATCAGGAACTACGAGTTCGCCCTGGGGATGCAAGTGGAGCGACGCCTGGCGGACGATGACCAGTTCAACCAGATAAAACGGCGCGCCAGCAACATGGCCGACGCGTTCAATATCACGATAGAAACCGACGCGGTCAACGTGTTTGTGAATGGCTTCACCGACTCCGGCACGAACCGGATGGGTGCCTCCACCAACGGCGCGGACGGCGTTGGGCTTCTCAGTACGGCGCATCCGTACAGCCCGGCGAATTCCAACACGACCCAATCCAACGAAGGAACGCTCGCCTTAACCATCGACAACCTCGATACCACGCGCCAGGCGATGCGGAATTTCACCGACGACCAGGGGCAAATCCTGGGCGTCAATCCCGATATGCTTCTCGTTCCGCCGGAACTGGAGAGGACGGCGACCCAGCTAGTTAGCGAACGGGCGATATACGAGCCGAATAGCGCGCAGTACGATGTCAATATGTTCTCTGGCCGGTTCCGCCCGGTGGTCTGGGATAGGCTCACCGATTCGAACGCCTGGTTCCTTATCGACAGCACCTTGATGAAGCAACACCTCATCTGGCAATGGAGGATTAGACCGGAGTTTGCCCAGGCGGACGACTTCGACGGCCTCAACGCCAAATATAGGGGCTACATGAGGTATGGAATCGGTTGGACGGATTGGAAATGGGTTTACGGCCAAAATCCTAGCTAGACCTAAATAGAATCTAAATAGGCAAAACTGGAGCGGAGCAAGGGCCAGGCTCCGCTCTGGTTCCAACACATGGATGGAAGTGTCCCATGCCAGGAAAAGCACCGGCCTTCCATCCATTCTCGATAGGAGGAACTGGCGATGCCTACCAATTTTCCTAATGGACTCCAATCCAGGGGCGTACCGGTCGAAGGCTTCGACGGTATCGGAAGCCCGTTACTCACGATGGGGGGAATCTACCATGTAGATTCCGGCGCGGATACTGCCGACGATGACAACGCTGGCACGAATCCCAAGCAACCATTGGCGACGCTGGATGCCGCGATTGGCAAATGTACCGCATCTAACGGCGACGTTATCCTGGTGCATCCAGGCCATGCGGAAACCATCAGTGCCGCCGCAGCCATAACATTCGATGTGGCTGGCGTGACGGTTATCGGGATGGGCGTCGGGAATTCCCGGCCCACCATCACGTTGGACACCGCCACCTCGACGGACATCAACGTGACCGCCGACGACACCCAGATTCACAACATGATTTTCTCGATGAACTACGCCGACATCGCGGCCCCATTCGACCTGTCCGCTGCGGGCTTCGTTCTGAACCAGTGCCGCTTCGTCGATACCGCGGCCTCGATGAATTTCGTGGAGTTAGTGGTTTGTACGACCACGAATAACGAGTGCGACAGGTTCACGTTCACGAACAATCATGTGGACAGTCCCGATACCGGGAACGATTGCATCGTGCAGATTGGCGGCGACCTTGACGGTCTAGTGTTCAACGACAACTATATCCAGTTGGGCGTCGCTGATAACGAGTCTGTCATCCAGGTGGCGACCGGTAAGGATTTGACCTCGTGCCAAATCATAGACAACTACATCTACCGGCTGAATACGGCTGGCGACCTGATTGTTGATAGCGATACAACGAACAACACCGGCATCATCGCCGGGAATAGAATCGGCCATGCAGATACCGGTTCCGAAGTGCTAATAGATTGTGATGGTGTCCGGCAATTTGATAATTTAGGTACGGCGACCAACACGGCCAGCGGTTACGTTCTACCCGCCATCGACTCATAAGGGGAGGGCTGAATGTACGGCTATTCTTCGGTTTCAATCAGTAGCGGGGCGACCACAGGCGGTTCTGGGGCATCGACGAATAACAACACGTCCAGCCATGTGGTGGTCGGACAGATTTGCTCGATTGGGGTGACCTATAACGGGTCACCTCCGGCAAGCACCGACCTGGTGATTGCCACGGCTGGGAACAACGGCCCGGCCCTGACGATATTGACGCTCACCAATGCTAACAGTGACGGTTGGTTCCACCCTCGTCATAAGATTGACGACGAGTCTGGGGCTGACGTTACCTATGATGGTTCCAATGAGGTATACGACAAGGTATGCGTCGCGGATAACATCAAGATAACGGTAAGCCAGGCCAACGACGACGACTCCGTGGACGTGGTCGTCGTGTACTACGCGGGAGCCTGATGGCCATCGAGAAGCACACCATAAAAGTCTCGACGACCGGCTCCAGCGGTTCGGCCTCCGGTTCCCTGGTGACGGCCTTGCCGTACTGTGAATTGTTGGCGGTGCGGATGGATTTCCACGCCAGCGCGCCAGGAACCACGGACACCACGTTATCGTCGCCGGGCGACCCGGTGGCGGTCACGTTGTTGACCGTTAGCAATAGCGCGACGGATGCCTGGTACTATCCAGGTATCCAGCTTGATGACAATAGCGCATCGGCAATCACCGGGGCGTATGTTCCGGCCCTGGTTCATGGGAACCTCTTGACGGAACTGGCTCAGAGCGATGCCTTAACCGATGCCCTGGTGATGACCATCTGGGTGAGGGTTTAAATGGCTTTTTCGTACACGGCGGGAAGCACGGCAGACCGGGACAGAGTGCGGCTGGAAATCGGTGACACCGACGAAGACCGCATCCTTTTCCAAGACGCCGAACTCGACGACTTTCTGGCCCAGGAGGGCAATAGCATCCTGGGCGCATCGGCGCGGGCTTGTGAGACGCTGGCGGTCAGATTCGCCAGGGATTTCACGTTCTCCGCGGACGGCGCGTCGTTCCAGAAAGGCTCCGT